GTTCATAGTCTCTCATTTGAAACCATGAAGTAGCACTAATATTCTCATGTCTGTTTTGAAAATTATTCAGAGCATTCAACTCATCCATATTAAAATCTAAAAGACTTTTCTTATTCATCCAAGACCAAAATCCAGTCTGAACAGATCCATGATTTGTTAGATTAATATTCAATGCAACATTCTGAGTCTCTTGTGCTGGTTGAGAGGGATGAGCATCCGTATGAGGATAACAACAAAGACCTCCACTTTGATCTAAGGTCATCTTTCCACCAGTCGCAGATGCATATACATCAAAGAGTCTGGGTCTAGAGACACCAAATATCTTACCAATTGGCTTAGATAATCTATGACAAAATTGCTGAGAGAGTAGTCCAGATATTTCATGGGTCAATCCAGGACGGATGATCTCATCACCAGTCATGTTTCTAGTCTCCCAGAAAGGAAGTGTATTGGTAAATTCTACAACCTTATCAGGATACTTAAAGACATCCTTAGCAATCAATACAGGTATATCATTATCCTTACCTAAGTAATGAAATTCAAATTCAAGATTGTTTATTTCACCAACCTGATCCCATATCTTATCAGCAGAATTAATCATTGAACTTTAATTTAGCAAATTTATCAGAAGTAGATTCTTCTTCTTTAATAGGGAACTCTTCTTGATTACTATCTACTAATTCTCCACCCCTATCCTGTTCACAATCATACAATCTCATCTTAGCACGATCAATACCTACAAGAAATCTCTTATTGAGAGTAGGGTCATTGTATCTATTCTTCAATTGTTTAACCATTATCTGATTAACTAATTCCAACTCCTCAGTAGATATGAGAGCGAACATAAGGTCAGCAGTAGCAGGGAGTCCAAAGGATTCCGAAGTGTCAGTAATGTCAACATCGCTAGAACCGAAACCAGCACGAGTAGTTTGAGTAGCACTGACAATCGGTACATTAGTTTCGACAGCCAAACCCCTGAGTTCTTCAGCAATTGCTTTAATGTAGGAATACGAATTAACACCTATAGTTCCTCTATACCTTGAAGATGCACATATGTTTAAGTAATCAATGAATATTATATCAGGTCTGAATGACTTCTTCAATGCTAACTCATTAAGCAATGCTTTGAAATGTCCTGAGTGAGCAGAAGCAGTAGGATACTCTTTTATAATTAAAGCACCCTGCGTCTTTTCAGATAACTTAGTTACCTTATTCTCAAACAAAACACGAGGAAGATCTGTAATATCCTTGATATTAATATCTAATAGATTAGCATCTATTCTTTCTGCTATCTTCTCCTCTGCCATCTCAAGGGTAATGTACAAAACATTTTTACCTTGGAGTAAATTACTAGCAGCAACATGGCACATGAAGAGAGACTTACCCACACCAGTACCTGCAAGAGCAACATTAAGAGTCTTGTTAGGAAGACCGCCCTTTGTAATACGGTTGAAGAATTCCAAGTCGAAAGGAATTTTGTCCTCACGACGATGGTACGATTCGTATCTTTCTTCGTAATCTGCAAGATAATCGTGTCCTATATGATTATCAAAAGAAACGGCAAGAGCATCAGATAAGATATTAGGAATAGCATCTCTGCCTTTATTCTCATCCTTACCATCAGCAATGGAAATAGATTCCATCAATGCCAAATATATAGCCCTATCTCTACACCACACCTCTGTAGTATCAAGCAACCACTGGTTATGAGTAGCATCTTCACTGAGAATATCAATCAGTTGAGAAACATCTTTATACTCCTGCTCAGAAATATCCTCTCTCTTTTGAATCTCAATAGAAAGGATCTCTGGTGTTAAATTCTTATCGTATTCTTGAGCAAAGTATGCTATCTCCTCAAAAATAACCTTTTCAATACGCTCCTGAAAATATTCCTTATCAATAAAAGGAAGAACCTTCCTTAGGAATTCCTCATCATGAATGAGGTTCCTTAGGATGGTCAGTTCTATACGATCTTTCATTAGGAACCATAACTAAATTCTTGCTTGGCGATAGCGTCAAGCTTCTCCATTATAGCATCAGTAAAATACTCGTCAGGTTTTGCTAGAATTTGTTTGGCATATAACTTCTTACCTGCAATTTCATATCTACCTGCTACATTTTTCCACAACCCTCCAATCTCACCTAGTTCAAGGAGACCGTAGTACTTATCAAGACCACGCTCATCATAGAATAGACGAATGGTTACTTCTTTATTTTCTTTGGAGAGTCTAGATTTGGCTGTCTTAGCTTTGATAAGGTTTCCAACAACTTCCCCCGAATCCTTTTCCTTTTTTTTGCTGAGATAAATGATCGTAGACGAGGCGTACTTGAGGCCACTGCCTCCTCCCATTTCTTTAGTAGGGACATAACTGCCGATAACATCGTAGGTGTGATTTGTAACTATAAGGGGTATGTTTGCTTGACCAAGTTTTAATGTGAGCATTCTAAATGCTCCCTTGACAAGTTGTGATTTGGTCATGTCACGAACTTGCTTTTCATTCAACGCATCAGTTATTTCCTTTTCCGTTGAAAGCATTCCTAAAGAGTCTAACACAAACATACAAGGTTTGCGATCATCTTCGGACAACTGTAGATATTTATCAACCGCTTTCAATGCTTTCTGCCTAAACTCTTCAATAGTTACTACATTAATAACCACTAGTCTAGTCAAATCTATATTACGATCTGCTAAAAGCTGCTTGGTGATACTAGCCTCAGTATCAAAATACAAACAATATCCGTTGGGGTTTGTATCAAGGAAATTCTTAACGACTGCCAAGGAGAAGAAAGTTTTTCCAGTGCTAGACTCGCCAGCAATAGCAGTAATCTTATTGCTAGATACGCCACCAAATATACTACCTGAAACGAGTCCGTTAAAAATGAACGAACCCGTGTCAACATATCTTTCAGTGTCGTCGATGTCTCTGGCGAGTTGGGTGTATTCATCTCCTATTTCTTTTACAATGTCCTTCAGAAAATCCATTACTTTCTCAATGTTTTTAAGTATTCTAGCACATTTTCACGAACTTGCATAAGCTCGTGATAACATTTTTGGTTGTGAGCACATGCTCTTAGACTGCTATCTGGTTTTTGAACTGACTCAATAAAGATGTCAAGACCACGATTCCATTTTTGTTCTTGGCTTTCATGGTCGTCAATAGAGTTCTGATCTTTCATATAATCATGCCGTATTGTTCACGGATAATTTTTTTATAAGGTCCACCAGGATTAGCATCTCTAGTTTCCTTTACTATTTTAAGTTTTTGAAACAAAGCAGTATCACCACCCAAGTGCAAGGCACTAAGAATGGTAGCCAACTCCTTGTCATCGACAGGTAAGTCCATTAGGCAAAAAATGATTCCAGGTTTGCTGTTTTCTCAACGCTCCAACCAATTGCATCAAGAATGATCTTAAGGGGTTCAAGGAATGCCTTGTTGAATTGTAAATCATAATCAATATATTTGTCAAGTCCTAACTCAACAGGATAGTCTTGAATAAATGATAAAACATTTTCATGAATAGTATTCGGTTTTTTCAAATAGCAGAATTTAATCTTCTCGCCATTCTGAATAAGAGAATACTTGTTAGTCAATTTCCTCTCTTTGATATAATGGTTGAACAATAGTGCTCCCCTAACATGAATAGGAGTTCCTTTTGTATAGATGTCAGCATTGGATTTATACTTTGTGACATCACTAACAGACCTAGGAAATGATATTTCCTCAGGTGGAAGATTCCTAAACTTTTTCCGACACCCATCTATGTAGTTAATTACATCATCCTCACTACCAGTCATGATAATCTTAAATGCGTCTTTGAGCATATTCCTACAAGATGCAGGAGTAGAAGACTTAACAGACTCAATACCCATAACCTTAAGTTTAGGTTCATTGTACTGAACACCTTCACTATTCCATACATTTAAGATGTATCTCTTCTTAGCAGTCCATATACCACGATCAGCAATGTTCTCTCTCTTCATGAACATCTTTTGATCATAAGCACTTACATAGTCTGCTAGTTCCTTATAGGACTTATCGATGAAAGGTTCAAATTTCTCCTCACAAATCTTATCAAGAAACGGGACAATCTTAGCAGGATCTCTTTCCTTATCTTTGTAGACAACATCGACAAGAGGACCAAGGTTAAGGTAGATACTATCAGTATCACTAGCAATAACATAATCAGT